AATTGGTTATGCTGCTTCCTGGGGAGGAATACTATCTGATCAAGGTCAGCGCTCCTGGTGACGGTCGTCCCGTACCAGAAATTCCTGGAGCGGGGGAGTAGTCCTATGGAGCTCATTTGTTCATATCTTTGCGGGTATCTCGTCATGAAAAGGTAATTGTGCCATGGCGCCGCTTCACAGGCCCTGAATACTTCCTCTATCCAGGTATCTGGTATCCAAGGTCCAAACAGATCCCCCAAGCTGCAAACGAAAATGTTCGCCGGTTTCTTCTTTTGTGCCGGCATTAGCAGGCGGTACCTGTGCATTATCGGTTCAAACCCTACCGGGTCCGGTATAACCTTTCCTATCTGGTTTTTGAATGGGTTATCCAGGATATAAAGTCCATTTTCATCCTTCCGGAGCTGGCTGGATCCTTTGTTGATCCTCACGTCTCCGGAGAAGCGCTTTGCCTGTTTCGCTGCGTAGCAGTATGGGCATCCGTGCCGGCATCCTGTGACCGGGTTCCATGTGAAGTTACACCACTCGATCTTTGATTTGTTCATCATCTGTTTATTCCTCCCTTCCTGGTATTAGTCGGTGATAGGTAAAAGGTAATAGGTAATAGGTTAAAGGTAATAGGCCCGGCTTGTACTGTGCTTTTCTCATACTCGCATGAGGCTGTTCTGGTGCTCTGTGAAAGTCCTTGATTTTGTTAGGTTACCAATAGGTGCCGGTGTTTTGTTCTTGTGTTGCTGCTTTGCGATAGCTACAGCCTCTTTTCTCATTGTCTCAGCTTCCTCCGGTGTCCTGGCTGTGATCATGATGGTAATTACTCCAGGCTTTAGTTCCCGTGCTACATGGACCGGCGTTTCGTCCTCGTCAATCGTGATTATGTACCTTACCTTCGGCTGCTTTGTGATAGCTGATTGCAAGCTTACTACTTTTGCCATGTCTTTTACCCCCTATATCAATTTTTTGTGGTTGGGTCGTCCTCTCATGGTATGTTTGCCTGCTCCTGGTTGGTATCCACCCGCGCCGCGTGGAGGCGGCAGGCTTGCGGGCATGGCACCCTGTTAAGGTGCCGTTTGTGGTTGGATCGCCTTACTGAGCCAGTTCTCTTTCTCCTGGCTGCAGGCTTTGAGTTAATTGTTTATGTTTATAATATAAATGATATTGTTTATGGCGTCAATAATTAATTTAACGTTTCTCGATAAAAGAGAAATATTATCGTTGATTTATTAAATAAATTCGTTTATAATGAGAATATTGAAAGGAGTGGTTATATGTCAGTGTCTGAACAGCTGAAAATTCTATGTGTGAAGCTTGGAATAAGTGTCTCCGAACTCGGAAGAATGTCCGGTAGGAGTCCACAGGCATTTAATCAAAAGATGAAGCGGGAAACTTTCACTGTAGATGAATTAAAGAAAATTGCTGAAGCTGCCGGTTGTAAATACGAAGGCTCTTTTATACTGCCATCTGGCGAGAAGGTCACATACTAAAAAGGAGGTTGTCAAATTGTCAAATAATGATATATGCAAGTGCACAGCCTGTGGAAAAAGCTTCTCTGTAACCATATCAAACGCAGGATATCCTGGCGGAAAAGATCGAGAAAGCATAAATTGTCCCTGGTGTGGTGCTGAAAATGGCAGCAAGGTAACAAGCGGCATAATTACTACACGGAGAGTAATTACGGAGGACGGTGTTAATCAATGACTTTATTTGAAAAAATCGACCTCTACAAGCTGGCCATTGATGAAAAGCGTCCCTTTGAAGGCCATTTACTTCATGAAATTAAAAACTACTACCGGATAGGNCTTACATGGTCCAGCAATGCTCTTGAAGGGAACACCCTCACATTAAGTGAAACAAAGATCCTTCTGGAAGATGGATTAACTGTCGGAGGGAAGCCTCTTCGAGATACATTCGAAACCCTGGGGCATGCAAAGGCTTATGATTTCATGTTTTCATTGCTTAATAGCTACCAAATAACCGAAGAAGACGCCCTTACAATGCACCGAATGTTTTATACAGGTATTGATATCGGGGCAGCGGGAAAATACCGCGATCGCCCGGTCTTTATAACCGGCTCAAAATATGAAGTATGTTCAGTAGAGCAGATAGAAGAGGAAATGACAAAGTTATTCCAGTGGGCATGCTCTGAGCGTAATAAGTACCATCCGGTTGAATTTGCCGCCCAGCTGCATAAGCGGTTTGTATTTATTCATCCTTTCATAGATGGGAACGGGAGAGTTGCTCGGTTGCTTATGAATACAGCGCTTATTCAAGACGGTTATATGCTGGCCATAATTCCACCAGTCTTGCGACATGAGTATATTAGCTTGCTGGAGCGGGCTCATGAAGATGATCAGCCTTTTATGGACTTTATTGCAGAGCGAGTTCTTGAGTCGGAGAAGGAGATCATGCGCCTACTGCATATCCCGCTTCCTAAACTGCCATAAAACAAAAACAAGCGGGGTTCCTCTCCAGGATTCCGCTTTTGTTATATATCTTCATTGGCCATGTACTGGCCGCAAAACAAGAGAGCCTATGCTGGGTTAATTACCAGGGGGCTCTCTTTGTTCTTTCATCTTATTTTATTGGCTTTGGGCCATGCCTATTATGGTTTGCGGCGTCGAGGCGCTTAATATTCGCCAGGGAACAGGATTGTCGTTACCGATCTGTCCCGCTCGGTGATGATCCAGATCTTCCCCTTACTGGTCTGGTACGCTGCAAGTATGCGCTCACCAGCTCCGATAGCCTGGTCATTCAATTCCTTATCCTCCTGGGAGAGTTCTCCCCAGTCTTTCCTATGGTACCGATCGTATGCTGCAGCTACTTCCCCAGCAAATAAAGGGCTTTCATCCATCTCATCAGCTACTCCTCTGGTTACTACTATCCTTCCGTATTCCATGGTTCCTCTCCTCTTTGCTTAAAGTTAAGTCCATGTTAATACAAATAGTCTCCAGAGGTGAAGGCATACCAGGTGGGTAATCACAGGCCCAGCTCCAGTGCGTTGACGTTTCTGCAATCGATCAACGTATGGGGAGGTAGGCGCCTTGATTATTGCTATAAATTACATAGAGGAATATGACGAGGCTCGCGGTGTTTATAAGATCCGAAATAAAGACGCTCCATTTTGTCCTGACTGCGGCCAGCTGCTCTCCGGATATGATACAAGAGCCCGCCATGTCGTTAATAGTTCCGGACAGATCCGATGGTTCAGGTTGCGCCGGCTAAAGTGCCCAGGCTGCGGAAAACTGCATCTTGAGCTTCCGGATTTTATGGCCCCTAAAAAGCATTATGAAGCTAAACTTATAGAAGATGTTATGGCTGGCCTTTCAGATTCATGCCCGGCAGATGATTCGACGATCCGAAGATGGAAAAAAGGAAAATACCCACCCAGTTTGCCTTAATAGGTTTTGTGCTGCATGATATGCTTGTCCCATACCAACGTTTTGTGAGGTGATACGGATGAAAAAGGCTTTTATTTATGTAATTCTGGCTTCGGCATTTCTTAGTGCCGTTTTTGTCACTGCTGGCATACTGGTTGGTCTAAATATCGCTGGCAATTCTTCTGAGACTGCAGCACCTGATCAGTCCGAAACCGCTTTCAATACTGCCAATAGTTTGGTTGCTGGTGGTTCCAACAACTCAATTAGGATCCCTGGTTTTAAGAAGATAGTACTTAAGGCTAACACGTTTGAACAGCCCGTAAATTTCTATAATCCAGAAGAGAATAATTGTTATTTCCGGATTACATTAGCTCTGGCAGACGGGACGGAGCTTTACCGTTCAGGCATGATTAAACCTGGCCAGAAAATAGACAAGATCGAAATAACCCGCCATCTAAAGGCAGGTACCTACAATGATGCTGTACTTCAATATGATTGCTATGCTTTGGAGAGTTTACAGCCTCTTAACGGGTCCGAAACCGTATTAGATCTGGAGGTGATTCCTTGAAAAAAAAGACTTCTCTCATTACTGATGGTTGGTGTCATGCTCTGTAGCTTGATGCCGACAAGCGTTTTTGCTCAAGGTGCTACAAGTGGGGAAACGCTTGTTACTTATACCGTAAACGCCAGCTATGAAATCAATATACCAGCCTCTGTAAACCTGAACGAAACAAACGATCTTGTTATCACCGCTTCAGTCATGAATACAAACTGGGGAGATCGCGTTTCTGTGTTTATCGATGGGGACAAAACATATGAAAACGGTGGTAATTTTTATCTATACAAGGATAAGGGAACTCCTAACGAGGCTAAAATTCCATGCGATCTCCGACTTTCTGTTTCAGTCGTGAATGGTCTCGACTTCGAGGTCGCCCGCTTTGATGATGGTAGTACAACAAACTTAGTAGGGGATCCATTGCAGATCACACCAATGGGCGGTGGTCCTCCTGGAACATATACCGGTACACTTTATTTTAGGATCACGATGTCATAAATAGATCTCAGAGCCTCCTGGCGTTGGTGAACATTTGAGCTCGGCACTGCCGGGCTCTTTTTATATTGTTTTTTATCATATATCGCCCTAAATTCGGCGCGTATTTCCCCTTTATTTTGAATTTTAACTCCAGCATGGGTTATTTCCTTACCTACTTTAAATTCGCTCCGCACAAGTCAAATCTGGCCGTTTCTCGCCTGCATTTTTGATATGGACATGTCCGTCCAAACAAGTAAAGTAAAAGAGCGGATTTTATTCCGCCCTTTTACTTTTTAAGGCTAAACCTAATACGGCTCTTTGAAAATTTGACTAATACGAGGCATTGCTTTCTCGATGATAGGATCCTCAAATGGTCTTGGAGCCATTCTATCGGTTCCCTCTTCGAGATATGGAGCATACTTCACATCTGTAGTAATTGCCGGTTTTATTGTTACGGTATTGCTTATTTGCTCGGATGCAGATTGCGGTCTCCAACTCATACGCAGGTTTCCTGTTCGCATTGCAGGTGGTTCTCCTGGGGCTGAAGCTGTGTATATGCTTTTTGAAAATGGCCGCTTATAAACACGGCCGGATCGCTTGCCTTGAAGGACTGTTAGCGCTGAATTTCGGAGCTCGTTTGCCGCCCGAAACGCCCTTGATTTAGCCTGAAGAGTTATTTCCTCCACTATTTCATTAACAGCACCATCTAAATTGATTTTCAAGCTTCAGCTCCTCCTTTCACCGGCATGTTTGCAAAAATGCGGGCCAGCCTTTCTGCCAGCTCGTCTCCTATGTCGTCAGTCATTTCGCGGATGTAAGCCTTCAATATGGCCAGCACTTTGTTCTCGTCGGTGGTATCTCCGCTGCCCTCAATCGTGAATTTAGGCTCTGCCTTGACTTCCACCTTTATTGTTAGGTTTTGGCCGGCTCTTCCGGTTGCAGACGCTACCGGGATTTCGTCTGGTTCATCACCTACTATTCCGCCGTCTTCGTATGCTCTGACTCCNAGGAGCTCACCGGTACGCTGCCATAAATCGAGGCCTCGTTGTCTCTTNCTTGGGCTTAATGGGATAATTCCTTCAGCTCCGTCCTCGGCCACTATACCCATATGTGGNTTTGTCATAATTCCACCGTATGCGTGTTCGAGAACGCTACCTTTACCCNGGCTGGTTGTTAGGCCGGTCTCCTTTGAGCCTTTCTGGCCCAGACCTCCGAGCCAGCTCTTGAAGCTCTGCCACTTGTCGCCGATCCACTCGCCAATGCCACCGAGCTTTTCGCCTACCCATTCCCATGCCCTGGTTGCTCCGCTCTTGATGGGCTCCCATACGTTAGTCGAGAACCAGTCGGCTACTCCGGACCATGCCTCGCTTACTGCATTCTTTGCTGCTGTGAATTGATCTCCCAGCCATGCTCCTGCTGTCTGCGCCGCTGTTTTTACCGGGGTCCATACTGTTTCATCAAACCAGGTACTTACGGTTCCCCATGTCTCGCTTACCCAGGTCTTGGCCTCGCTCCATCTTTCGCTTACCCATGCTCCTGCAGCCTGGGCTCCTGTCTTGACAGGGGCCCATATACTCTCTTCAAACCATGAAGAAAAGTCAGACCAGCGCTCTCCTACCCATGTTCTCGCGTCGTTCCAGCGGTCGCTTACCCACTGGCCGGCTGCTTGCGCTGCATTGCTTACAGGGGTCCACACGGATTCGTCAAACCATGCTGAAAAATCAGACCATCTGTCTCCGATCCATGTTTTGGCGTCATCCCATTTCTGGCTTACCCATTCGCCTGCAGCTTGTGCGGCGTCGCTTACCGGGGTCCAGACGCTCTCATCGAACCATGCGGATAAATCGCTCCATTTCTCGCCTACCCAGTCTCTGACTTCACTCCATGCGCCGGCCGCTATGTTAATTGCAGATATGCCGACGTCCTTCACCGGTGTCCATACCGAAGTACCGAACCAGTCGCTGAAGCCGCTCCATTTGTTGCTGATCCAATCTCCGGCCGCGTTCCACTTCTCGGCCACCCAGGATCCGGCGTTTGAAGCTCCGGTCTTAATGGAGTCCCATGTGTTGCTTGCCCATGTCTTGGTATTTTCCCAGAACTTCGTTAAGGCGCCGTCTTTGTCTGTGGCGTCTGATAGGGCCTTACCGGCTTTATCTCCAGCGAAAAGTGAAGCGGCTCCACCAATTCCCGCTCCTATAAGCGCTCCTGGTACCGCACCGATGCCTCCAAATAAAGCGCCAATGGCTGCGCCTGCAGCAGCTCCTGTGCCGACCATGCCTGCTTTGGTCCCTGCTGTTACATATTCATCTTTAGCAGCTTTGCTATTGCCGGCCTTGCTTGCTTTTATTCCCTGGTATACATCAATACCAGCTGATCCAAGTCCAAGAATGCCGCCGATAATTCCAGCAATCGAAGCACCTCCGACCGCTGCAGCTCCGCCGGCAGTTGTTGCTCCGCTTCCGAGTGCTACTCCTAACTTGGCCAAGCCTGTTGTTAATGCACCACCGGACGCTACGTATGTGCCATTAGCAAGCTTCACAGTGTTTATTGCCTTTCCTGCTGCTCCTGCAGTGCCCGGTAAAGCCAGAGGCGCTCCTCCACCAGGAAGCTTTGATATTGGCGCTGGTCCTCCTCCAGGTAAGCCTGGAATGTTGTTTATTATTTTGCCCCCGTTTCCGCCTCCTCCAATCGTTGGACCGTTGATGTAAACTACAGAGGCCGTAACGGCCATAGTGGAAGTTATGAAGCTGTCAGGGACAAGAGATCCTATTGCTGCAGGTACTCCATCTTTGCTCCCTTTTCCGAGGAGATTAATTAAACCCTTACCGCCTTTTCCGATCAGCTTGAAAATTCCGAGCTTTTGAAGGGCCAATGCTATTGCGCCGGCCGACAGCCAGGATGTGCTGCTTGGTTTCTCTCCTCCTGGGAGCAGGGTTCCTGCGTCCTTAAATACGCCTTTGATGGCGTTCAGGATTGCCTCGCCTACCTTCTTGCCATCAAATCCCCGTGTAAAACCTTCAGCGAATGAAGCTCCTATGCTGGTCCCATCCTCTACGGCGCCCCTGGCGTCAATTCCGAGTATGGCAAGCAATCCTGCAGAGAGTGCAGTTCCTATTCCTTCACCGATTTTGCTGGCCTTGTCTGCAAGCCAAGCCTTACCGGTTGAATTCCACCATTCGTTGAACGGCTGCGCTATTATCTGATCCCATGCTATCTTCAGCTTTTCTCCGAAGTTTTTAGCGTCTTTCCATTCCTGGGAGTTGACCATGCGCTGTATACTGTTTCTTAAGTCGTCCACTCTTGTCATTACCCACTTGGAGATATTTGCTCCAGCTTTCTTCCAGGCCTCTCCCCATTCGGCTATAATGTCCTGGTTATCGTCTATCCATGTTGTGAGTTTTTCAAGTCCTGGCTTTACACCTTCCCACAGGCCTTGCCCCCATGGTCTCAAAAGTGAGTTTTCGAGAGTGTCCTTAAGGGTTGATATCATACCCTTGGCTGTTTTGGATTGGTTGGCCATCATTCCACCGAAGCGCTTTTCCATTCCTCGCAGCATGGCTTCTATAACCTTGGATGCTTCTATTCCTTCTTTACCGATGTTCGCTACCTGTTCGCCGGTGAGGCCGAGCTCTTCTTGTAGTATCTGGTTAGCCGGTACGCCGAGCTCCTGGAGCTGCAAGAGTTCCTCCGCCTGCGCTCGACCTTTGGCTTGCATTTGTCCGAGGGCTCTTGTGATCCTGTCTATTCCTTCAGAACCTGCTCCCAGACCGCTGGCCGTGTCGCCTATTACCGTTAGCATGTCGAGCACCTTGTCAGCTTCAAATCCGAAGGCCATTAGCAGTTTACTGCTGTTGATCAGTTCCGGAAATTCGAACGGTGTTTTGTTTGCGAACTCTGACGCTTCCTTCAAGAATTTTTCTGCCTTCTCGGCGCTTTTTAGCATGGTTTCAAATGCGATCTGTGTCTGTTCGAAGTCGCCGGCGATTTGCATTGGCTTATAAATACCGGCAAATGCACCGGTTGCGCCAAGTATGGCGCCCTGTATGGACGTTGCGAAGTTCCATAGGCCTCTTAATGGCGCCGTGGCCATGTCGATTACTTTCATCGTAAAACTGAACGTCTTACCCGCTATGCTGCGTGCTTTTGATGTAACTTTTCCGACAACACTGGACGCCCGATCCAATGCATCAAGGACGACCTGATATTTTGTTCGGTTCATCTGGTTAAGCCGTTCCTGTGTCTTTTGGTTGGCCTTATCAAATCCATTTATCTTCCGCGTTGCCTGGGAAACGCCAGGATCCGTCTTGTCCTCGACACTAATTGGGATCTCGATCCTGAAAACCTCTGCAGCCATATTGCACCTCCTTTCTTTATTTTCCATAACAAAAACACTGGGTTTTCCCAGTGTTCATTGTTAGCGCCATTGCTATTATTGTTCTTTTCTCATTTTACTTACATTTTCTTGCAAAGTAATCCATCTACAGTTGTTTGGTTCATAATCTCCGTCATTATC